CGATGTCCATGTCGCCGGAAGCGATGGACGCCTTCACGGCGTCCACAGCGATGTGATCCAGCTCGTCATCGGTCATGCCCTTGTCGGCATTGATCGCGCGCCAGTTCGTGTAGTTCGTGGCGACGTCCGGGCCACCCTTCGTGATCGCGTTGACCAGGAGGGCAGATGCACCTTCCTCCTCGCGCTTCATCGATTCTTTGATGGACTGCTTCAGGTAGCTCTGCTTGATCCCATCCTGGGTCTTGGCGAGACCCATGAGGAACGCGTCACGCGCGCGACCTTCGAGCTTGTTCTCCTCAATAAACTTCTCGGCGCTGTCCTTGATAAACCCGTCAATGTCGGAACCGGGTTCCATCTTTGCCAGATCGGCCTGAATGGAAGACTGGTACTTGTCCACGGCATTGATGCCGTCCGTCTCCATGTAGCTGTCGCGAGCCATCTGGCTGGCTTGATCGAGCCACGCCGTTTGATCGGCGCCAGTGACATCGTGTTCGGCGGCTTTCGCTTCGCCTGTGCGCTTGTCGTCGGCTTCCTTCTTGGCTTGCGCTTTCGCAAGCTTCTGGCGGCCTTCCTGCACGCCGGACTCGCCGACAGCGTTGGAGATGCCATTGAGGGCGCGACCCATAACGAACATGGCACTGCCGGCACCGCTGGCGGCTTCGAGGTTTGCCTGGACAGGTAGATTGATGTTCGCCGATTGCGAGGAATCGACAGCCTGCTTGGGCGTGATGCGTTGTGCTTCAAAGCGGGGCATGTTGATCCCTTGGTTTGGTTAGTGGCCGGTTTTGATCTTGTAATTGCTGTAGGCATTCGCTCCAGAGTTCGCGGAGCCTGCGAGGCCCGCCGCGAGCTGACCGTTGATCTCGCCTGTCTTGCTACGGACTTCCTGCTGGCTTTCGAGCTGACCGTTCTCACGGTTCTTCTCGATGCGAGACACGTCGCGTCCTGACTGCATCATCAGGTCGTTGAGGATCGCGTCGGTGGAGTTGCCGGATGCGCCGGACTCGGCGGAAGCTGCACGGGCAGAGGCACGCTGTTCGCGCGCTTGCTTCAAGCGGTCGTCGGTCTGGACGGATGCCTGCTGATCGATCTGAGTTTGCTGGAGCTGTGCTTGCTGATTGAGCGCCTTCTGCTGCTGGTTGGCGCTGTAGACGGCGGATGCTGCGCCGACGACGGCGAGCACACCCGCCGTGATGCTCACGGGTTCACACACTAGGGAATAATCCGAACTCGATAAAAGGGAAGCCGTTGCAGTCGTGGACTTTGTACGGCTTGAAGCCGAGCGCGATCATCCATCGCTGCGCGCGAACGTGACGGGCATCGACGAGGTTGAATAGGGCGGAGTACATCGGGGTGATGTCCGCGATGAACTTCTCGGAGACTTTGACGAACGCACGCGCAATGTGTCCGCGCGGGCCGGTGCTGAGCATCCAGGGGACGCCGATGGTTGGATCAAGGGTGAAGTCGGCAACGCCGTGCGCAGCCTGGGGGAATCCATCCCACCAGGCCACGGAGGCTTCTCTGCTGCTCTCTACGGATTCGATGAGAGCCTGCAGCGGTGATGCCCAGCCACAGGCAGTTAGCTCGTCCAAGTCTTCCGCGCACATGTGAGCCGCGATGTACTCAAGCGATTCCCGTGTGGGTTCGCGGAAGGTGATTGTCATTGCTGGACCTTGGCTGTGTAGAGACCTTCCCATTGCACCGACTGGAACCAGGCGGGGAACGGTGAGTCATTGGTGAAGGACACATCGACGGCATCGGAGCGCGAGGCCACGAGGAACGTGTAGGTGCCCGATTGAGTCGTAGGGGTGCTCAGGAGGAACGCTGCGTCCCCGGTCGTCCTGTTGGTGAACGTGCTCTCCAGCTGCGGCACGATGGTGTCGATCGCTTGCGGGCGACCCTTCGGTGTCACGAGACACTTGAAGTACGTCGCATCGTTGTAGCGGACAGTCATGCGCTTGATCTGCAGACGGCCGATCAGCTTGCTCACGTTGTTCTGATCGCGGATGAACTGCTGACTCAGCGTGATGCGTCGGTTGTATCGGTAGCCCACCACGACGCGGCCGGTGTCCACGCGACCCGGCAAGCGGATCGTCTGACCGCCATTGACCAGCGTTGCCAAGCGCAGATCGACAGTGGTTCCCGGTGAGGGCCAATCGGTCGTCTTGAGCACAGCAAGGCCCGTGAGGGTCGGTAACGTGAGCGGCACAGTGATGTCGGTGTAGTTACCGAACTGCTGCCATACCGGAGTCACCGCCTCACGGCGGTCAAGGTAGATGTCGTGCTCGGCAGAGATCAGCGGGTACGTCGGGGACGAACTCAGGTCAAGGCGCAGTAACTCCACGCCTCCCGAGGGAGCCTTCGTCATCACATAGAGCATCGTGCCGATAGCGTGGACATGCAGGACTGAGCCGGTGCCCTGAATGAGCCAGCGGTTCCATGCGGACTGCTGCTTGGTATCGCCGGACCACTTGTATTGATGGACGAACAGCTCGCCGCCTGCAGCGTTGCGCTGAGCGATGAACAGCATGTCCGCGTCCCCGGCCTCCGCCATGCAGCGGGTGTTGCCCGTTACATACGAGGGAACGTGCGCGGTCACATCGGCCGCCTCGGGCGTCACCGTGTCATCGGACACGAAGTATTCCCGCACGGTGCTCCATGCCTTCGCCTGGTTGTCGTCGAGGAAGAACAGGCTACTGCCGGCCAGCACAGGCTTGATCGTGGGCGATACGCCGTAGGTCGTCACCGGGTCGATCTTGACCGTCTTGGGTGTCAACGTCGGCGTGCCGGTGAGCTGGAACAACGAGGTCTTGCCAGAGGCGAAGATCATCAGTGCCTTCTGGTAGGAGATGCAGTGAAGCATCTCCGCGACACCTTCAGTCGGAGCGTTCACGTCGATCACATCACTGTCCAGCAGCGAGGTCACCGTCGTGCGCCAGAAGTTGAAGTAGTGGCCGATCTCCGACATGACGATGTTTCCGGCGCTCGCAATGAGACCCAGGCGATCTCGGTGGAAGAACACATCACCGATGCGCTGCCCCACGATGGACGGGGGCGGACTCGATGCGGTGTCGCCCGCGTAACGTGTGTCGTACACCAGGGGGCCGTAGGAGAAGTAGAAGCCGTCCGGGTTGGTGCCATCAGGGACACGCTTGAGACCATGAGGCATCGTGGCGGCGTCGAAGTAACCGAACTCACCGGGCTTGCTCACTTCCTTCCACACCAGTGAGGACTGGTACTGCACGAAGTAGTTATCGAAGGCGTTGGAGCCGTCGCCGCGAATCTCGTAGATCGCGTTGGACGCGGCAGTCTTCGGAAGATCTTGGAAGGTCTGTACGGAACCCGACAGGACGCCAGCGGTCTTCTGCGTGGACAACGCCACGGTCTTATCGCGGTTCACGATGAAGGTGTAATCGTCCACCGTGACGGCCCTGAAGGACTGCCAGGGTTCCGAGAGGGTCGTAAGATACGCCAGCGAGGCAGCGTCCTTGATGACCACGTACTCCTTGCCGGTCTCGTGGTTGAACACGCGGACGTTGTCAGGATAGATCGCGACGATGTAGCGCTCGCGACTGTCACGCACGATGCTGTGGAAGAACGCATTGTCCGGGATGTCGGACCGCAGGACGTTGATGAACTCCGCAGGTGGCCGGGGGCCAGCACCGCGCGCCGGACTCAGATCGCAATTAACCGCATCGGCGATCTGCGTGGGCAGGCGCACCGAAGCGTCCTGCTGAGAGATCCCGCCAATCATCGACGGGATGGTTCCAGAGGTCAGCGGCATCAGCGAGTGAAAATCTCGGAGACATCGGTGCCATCGTTGAACATGTTGCCGCGCGGCTCGTAGCTGCGCTCCTCGTCCAGCAATGCCATCAGCGCGAACTTCTCATCGTCCTTGGTGAACCCATAGGACTGTTCGCTACCCTGAAATTGCGCCTGATACTGCGTGGCTGCAGTGACGGTGATGTAGCGACGTGCTGCTTCAGGCAGCGTCTCGAAGTCGAACATCCACACGACCTCGACGATAGGGCCGCTGTCTGCAGCGAACACATACGTGGCGTCGTCGTTGTTGTAGAGCTTGCCGGCGCGCGGCGTAACACGGCGCGTCTCGGCTGTGGACGGGCGAATTGAGATAACGTTCGCCGGTAGAACGACCTGACCATCGCTGGCCGGGGTGAAGTAGAAATCGTAGTCACGGTTGAAGTACCAGCCCTTCGACTGGATTTCGCGTGCCTTGGTGCGGAGCGTGTCACGCGCAATGGATGCGTCGGTGAAGCCCAGGTTATCTAGCGAGTTGACGGGACTCTCACCGACTGCCTTCAGCAGTTGATTGACAGCCTCAAGCTCAGTGGTTGCGGAAAGTTGCATGAGTCTCCGGTAGGAACAAAAAAAACCCGCCACGCCTGGTGAGAGACGTGACGGGTTCGGGGGCGTCGCTTAGGTGCCGACGGCGATTTCAGCAGCGCCAGCAGCACGCAGAGGGCCGTGGCCCAAGGCGAACTTGCTCAGCATCAGCGTGCCCTGACGGCGCGGGTCGTAGGTGCTTTCCAGCGCCAAGTCCATCAGCTTCAGCGTACCGACCGCGCTCTTGTGGAACACGGCGCAGACCGACTTGCTGTAGTCCGCCCGACGCGAGGCAACGACGGTGGCGTTCGCCGTGTCGTCCTGGTTCGGGAAGTGGTTGGTCTTCAGCAGTTTGATGCGCGCGATGGAGTTGATGACCGCCTGCGACAGCGAAGAGCCGGCGTCAGGGTTGTAGTCACGGTCCACCAGGTCTTTCACCTGCGTCAGCAAGTACCACATCGCCGGCTTCAGCGTGGCGATTACGTCCTCATCGGGCACGTTCTTCTCGTCGAAGTTCTGACGAATCTGACGGATCGCCGCAGCGACCAGCGTTGCGTCGGTGGCCATCGTCGCCGCCTTGACGATCATGCCACCCGGCTGACCGGGGACCGGGCCGGTCGTCTGACGCGCAGCCAGAATCGCGCAACGGATTTCGTTGAGCTGACGCTGCTTCGCCAGTTCGAGGCCCTGCTGCTTGGTGTACTCGCTGCGGACATCGTAGTGATTCATGGCCTCGTCGATGTTCGGGATGAACACATGCGAGATCAGCATGGGATCGAGGTTCACGATCACTTCGTTGTGCTGCACGTTCAGGCCCGTGATCTCGGTGCCCGGCACGTGGTACTCGGAGCCGATGGTGCCGATAGCCGGGAACGAAGCCGACTTGCCGTGCATGATGTTTCGCTCGGTCACATGACCGGCCATGACGTACTCGGCGACGAACGAAGCCAGCACTTCTCCACCGTACTGCTTGAGGAATAGTGCCTGTGCATCACCAGCGCCCTGAATCTGACCAAGGCGGTTCGGAGTAGCGTTTGCCATTTTGTTCTTGTGTATTTTCCTTTTGGATGGGTTGAGAGAGAGGGGTGACCCCGCAGGGGCCGAAGCACAACGCGGGGTTTCTCTTTAGAACTTAGAACTCGGAGAGGGCCAGCCGCTCCACAACCGTTGCGCGGAACGCCGGGTCGGTCTTGTATGCACGCGAGTTCATTGCGGCGGTTACTTCTGCCTGCGACTTGAAAGGTTCAACGCCGGTAGCGGCCTTTTTTCCATTCAGCAGGTTTTGCGGCGGTGTGCCGTGCGTCTTGGCGTGGCGGGCAGTCAACGCTTCCACGGCCATCTTCGCGCGGGCAGCATCGCCGGAGGTCACGGCGTCGTTGAAGGCAACCTTCTCGGAATCGGACAGGGCGGACTTCGCCCACGACACGAGGGAGCCGTAAGCTTCCTGGCCGCCAGCGGTGCCATACACGGCCGAGTCGTATGCATCGGCCTGTGCCTGCTTGCCCTGGATGTAGGTATCAACGGCGTCACGCGGGATGCTGGACTTCGCCAGGTTCGCGTAGGTTTCTTCGGATAGCTTCCCGTCCTTCGCGTACTCCGCATTGAGAGCGTCCCAATCCAGGCCGGCACCCTCGACAACCTTCTGAGCCTCGTCGTCCCCCGCAGGGATTTCCAGAGCCGGCTTGTCGCCTTCCTCGACCGCCAGTGCAGCAGCTTCGTCAGCCGCGATTTCCTCGGCGGTCTTGGTGGGCGTGGTCTGCTTAGCAGTCAGCTCGGCATGAGCGGTTACCAGCTCTTCAACAGTCTTGAAGCCACCATAGGTGACCTCGGATGTCGGGTCGGTTTCCACTGGAGGTTCGACGTTGAGGACGATCTCGGTCTTTTCGGTCACAGGGCAGTCTCGGTGAAGTTGTAGATGCTCAGGCCGTCCACGACGGTCTTGAACTTCTCAAGGGGATCGGCCGGGGCGGTCTTCGCCTTCGGGGTGACCACAGAGGTTGTTTCTGTCACGACCGGAGCCGTGACGGTTTCTGTTGGGGTTGTTGCCGGATCAGCCGGCGTGTCGGTCACGGGGTTAGCTTTCGCCACTGGGAACTCCTTGTGGTGCCATAGCGGCACCTGCGATGGTTGGGGCTGCGCGGATGGCTGCCTGGTGTGCGGTGGCGTCCTGCTGTTCCTGCGCCATCTGCTCGTCGGACTTGATGAGTCCCTTCATGGTCAGATCGGAGGCTGCACCCATACGGGCCATTAACTCGCCAGCATCGACACGAGACGAGAACACCTGCGGCGTGAGCACCTGCTGTGCTGCCTGTGCCCATTCCATGATCTTGCGCATGTCCTGACCACGACCGAGGGCGGCGACGCCGACAACGATGCGGGGCTTGATGAGTCCAGGAGGCAGATCAGGAAGACGGCGGGTGCGCGTGAGGCGATACATGATTCGACGAACCAACGGAAGCAGTAGGTCTTCAGCGAGGATCGAGTAGATGCCCCCGAGGACATCCTCCAGCTCTTGAGCCAGGTAACGGATTTCCTCTGCAGTGACACGCTCGCCCTGACGCTGGATCGAGGTGCGAACACCGAACGCCATTTCCAGACGTGCAATCAGTTTGTCGATGTGCTGACCGACGAAGTTGAAATCGGCGTACTTCTCTTGCGATACGGCCTTGAGCTGTTCTGCCTTGAAGCGCAACACGTCGCCAGACTCGGCTTCAGTGATGGTCTTCGGGCGGATCGAGGCGTTCTCATCGAGTGCCCACAGCACCTTGGCGGCGGCTGCTGCTCCCTTGAGAATGGCCTTGCTCAGTTTCTCCAGTGCATCGAAGTCGCCGTAGTAGTCGTAGATCAGACCCGCGCCGTAGTCCTCACCGTCTTCCTCGGGAATCCGCAGGGGAATCCAGGGGCAGGCGTCGATGGGGTAGGTGCCTTGGGAGCCAGCAACGATGTTGCCGTTCACTTCCTGGTACACCTGCCACAGCTCACCGTCACGGTAGATGCGGGTATAGAGTTCAACGTCTTGCTCGGGGCCGGAATCGTTCTTGCCGCCCTTCTTCTCATCGAGACCCAGCGAGGCTTTCAGCTCATTGCCCAAGGTGGACGGAGCGATGCTGTCGAGGGTGATGATTTCAAGGACGGAACCCATACCGTCGCGGTCAACGACGTAACGGGTCAGCGGGTACATCTTGGCGTTGCCTTCGTCGGGCACGTACATCAGTACGTTGCCGGTCGTCACGAGATGTTTCAGGCCAAGGCCTAAGCGTCCGCGCATGCCGGACGTTTCGATGTCGTTGATGACGGTACGCTCGATCTCAGCGAGACCCATCTCTAGCTCCCCCTGCTGGATGCCGGCCTGCTCTGCGAGCTGGTTAGCGTCCATGCCATCGGGAGATAACTTGAAGAAGTTGGCGTTCGCAGGGAACAGCGCCAACAGCAGACGGGCGGACAGCGAGTTAACGCATCGCGCGCCGGTGCCTTGGTACGGGGTGGTGCGGGAAGAACTCGATTTGCCCTTCGAGACTTCCTTGTAAAGCGTCGGCAGTGTGAGAGTGGCGCATTGCTTTGCGCGGGACTCGGCGTTGTTTCGATCAGACTTGAGCTGAGAGTAACGGCCTTCTGCTGAGACGGTCTGCGGTGCGGACGTGCTCAAGTAGGGATAACGAGACTGCTTCCATAAGCGGTGGAGGTGGACTTATTCAGGTCGATGCGGAGATTCTTTCGACCCGTCGTTGCACTCTCCTGATCCCCCAGGCCATCACGGGCGGTCAGCAGGATGGCCGGCTTCTCCGCTTCGGTGGGCTTGGGGGCCTTGGGTTTACTGGTACACATGGTTCAGTGCTGCTCCTCTTGTTCGAGCTGACGCTTTCGCAGGAGGGACAACACCAGCCGACGTTCACCTGATCTCAGAAGGAACTCGTTGTGATCCCCTTTTGGGTCGTAGATGACCTCGGGGTATCGCTTATCCAGCTCGTCGATCAGGTCGTAGGCGTGAAGGGGGATGTTCTCGGACATAGGGGGCTCCGTGATTCGTGAACGGGATCTTCAAGAACCACCGGAACCCTTGATGGGAAACGGTTGTTTCCTCCTATGCTGGTTGTTTTACCCGCGCGCGCTCTTTTCGGAGGCTATGGATATTCAAGTAGACTGACGATCGAGAAGGGGAGTCATTAGGGGGAAAGATGAAGGACGACACAGTTGCACCCGCGAAAAAGTGTTTCGTTGTCAGTCCGATAGGAAGTATCAATTCCGAAGCCCGGCGGCGTTCCGATGGATTCCTCAGAGAGGTGATTCGTCCAGTTGCCGAGAAGCTCGGCTACGTCGTTGAGCGCGCCGACGAAGACAAAGCGCCCGGCATGGTCACCGAAGGCATCGTAAATAAAATTATTGATGCTGATTTGGTCATTGTTGACCTGCATGGCCACAACCCCAACGTCATGTATGAGGTGGCTGTTCGACATGCAACCGACAAACCGCTGGTGCAAATGATAGAGAACGGTGAAGCACTTCCGTTTGACATCGGTGGCATCAATACGATCTTTTACGACGCGTCCGTTATGGGTCTCCAAGCGTGGCGCGATGATCTTTCTGCCGCCATTTCTGCATCGGGTACGCATACCGGAGCTTCAAATCCCATAGTTCGCGCCGGCCTAATGCGTACGCTCGGCAAGCAGAACGACAGTTCAGGAGAAATGCAGGCGATGTTATTCGCAGAACTTGCAGCCCTTAGAACGGAAATGCGAGTAGTAACTGAGCGTTCGTCGCGAACTAGTTCTACCGCCTTCGTGGCTCCTGAGTTGACGCCCAACCGCGTTCTCCTAGTGGCAGAACAGTTCGTCCAAGCCGACCTCACGAGCTATGTAAATAGCCGGAAGGCCTTTTCTGATTATCATTTCGTTTTCACGGTGACGCCCGATCAAATAGTGATAACGGCGTGGAATCGAACTAAAAAGCTGACCGCCAACCTGAGATACAGCTGGGACAGAGACAACGTGGGGCTGGACCTGGCGAACATCAAAAATGTGTTGGAATTAGACGTGCGCAATGCCATCAAGCAGGCGTCGTCCGAATATTCGAATGCGCTGAATGAACACGTTAACGCTCGACCGCTTGATGAGTGAGTCCATTCGTCTTTTCGTTGGGGCCACGGTCGTCTGTTCCGAGGCCGCGCAAGCGGTGTGATAGCAGCATCAAAATACAGCAGCCAGCGTGTGCCAGATGATCACGGCCGCTCTCGGAATCGACGTTTTCGCCGGCCAGTGAGGCAAACGTATGGCGCAGCATCGCGTCGTACAAACGCCGATGGTCGAATCCGCCTGTCCAGTTGAATGCGGCGTACTTCTGAGCGCCGAAACCGAAGACGTTAGCGATCTCGGTTAAGGCATCAGCAGGGATCAAACTGAGCGGTGCCTTGCCGGCATCATGCTTGACTCCCGTCTTTACTGTGGTGTCCAAAGTTTCACCTCCTCGGTCTTGAAGTTGTAATCGCCGTCTCGCAGGATTCGTGCGCAACGGGCCTGGATCAGTGCGTCCTCGGCGGTAAAGCCCTTGGACTCATAGACCATCGTGACGGTCACCCACAGGGCGGCCAGGTGCTCCTCTACCGTCAGACCCAGCAGGGCCTCATGGACGGGCATAAGGAACTCGTCAGCTTTCTTGGGGCCGATGCCGGGACAGCCCTTGTAGTTGTCTACGGTGTCCCCGGTGAGCACTTGCTTCATCCAGAACAGATTGGCTTCGTGCTCGCTGATCGTACGGGTGCCGATGTCAGGCTTGCCGGGGTTGAACAGGCGGCCTGGGATCGTCTGCATGTCCTTGTCGATGGACACGATGATTCGTTTGCCGGGTGCCAGTCGGGGTTTCGGCATGGTTGCCAGCAGACCCAGGATGTCATCGCCTTCGAGATATTCGCGGGTGATGATCTTCTCGGGGTACAGCTCGTGTAGGAAGCCATCCACGGCGTTCCACAGGGCTGGCTTCGGCTTCGTGCGGTTGCCCTTGTAGGTCGGCAAGATTCCCTTGCGGAAGTTGGTGGACACCGAGAGGGGCAGGAGGAACTCGCGTGTTCCGAACTTCTCCAGCAGCTCCTCGATATAGTCGTCCAGGTCGGCCTTCGCCTTCTCGGGGTTGGTGACCTCTGCGACTACTACCTCAGCGCCGTCGTCCTCGTCTTCCCACTTCACTGTCTTGGTGTTCTTGAACGACAGTTGGTAGCGGAGAACGTCAGCGTCGATGAGGAGGGTCAGCAAACCGACAGCGACCCTTCGATGCGGAGCACGCGGCAGAAGCGGCGCGGGTCTTCATCCAGGAACTCGGTCATCTTGACCATGCCTGACCGAAGCAGCGCGTCGGCCAGCTCGTGCGCGAAGCGACGACGTGTGGCCTCGCGGATGTGATCGAGGCGATCCATCTCCAGGCGTGAGTTCACCATGCTCATGTGGTCAATGACGGACTCCGCGCCGACCTTCAGAACTTGCGCTTCCTTCATGTTGCTTACGGCGTGGCTCATCGCTTCGAGCTGACGCTGCAGCTCAGCTTTCGTGGTGTTCTTTGGGGGCATCAGGATTCCTTAGTCTGTGTCTTACGGATCGCAGCGGCGTACTTCGCGAGCTGCAAGTTGTGGCGCGCGGCTCGCTCGCGGCTCCTGTGCAGCCGCTTCTGTGTGACGGTCTCGACGATCCCGGCGAGGACGAACTGAATCAGCTTGTTCACCTGTGCTCCTGGTAATAGGCGGCCACGCGCAGCAGCTCCTCGGGAGTTGCATTGCTTTTGATGGCGTTGGCTTTGGACGAGATGACCGTGACGTTCCCCTTTGTGTAACCAAGGGGTGGGTCGTTGCGGTCGAGGGATGGGGAGTTCGGGCCTTGGGCCAGTCCTCCGGTGTTGCGGTAGAGCGGTAAGCCCAGCACCGGGCAGAAGTCGGGGATCACCACGTCTTCAACCGTGAGATTGAAAGGGATACCCCGCTTCTTCGCCCGGTGCTTCGTCAGTGCAAGTAGACGGCTTGCCGGAGTGGCGCTCTGCCTCAGTGACAGTCGTGCCAGTTGTTGCCGACTTTGAACTCACCAGCCAGCGGACAACGAAAGCCGTAATGCTGACCGGCGCGGAAGATCGCATCGGTAGCGGCGGCACCTACGGTCTCGGCAAGTTCCTCATCGACCTCTAACTGGAACTCGTCATGCACGTTGGCGACGAACTCGTAGTGAAAGCCGGGGATCAAGCCGTTTTCTTGCAGACGCTCATCAAGTAACACGAGAGCCTTCTTCATCACGATGGCACCGGCACCCTGCAGCAGAGTGTTCAATGCAGCGTGAGCACTGCGGACGTGCACACGGCGGCCATCCAGGCCCTTGAGGTATCCCTGTTTCCGAACGGTGTGCTGGATCGCCTTGATGAGCGAGTCCAGGGCAGGCAGTCCTTTCAGGAATTGCGCCTTCAGCTCAGCGCCGCGCTTCGCACCCTTGCCGACAATCGAGCCGATCTTCGCGTCACCTGCTCCGTAGAGGAAGGCGTAGATGAAGGTCTTGGCTTCGTTGCGGGTGAGTAGTCCGGCTGCGGTCTGGTTGGTCGTGTGTACGTCACCTTCCAGGATCACCTTCGCGTATGCGCCGCCATCCCATCGGCCCATGAAGTGAGCGAGGCACCGCAGCTCAAGGCCGCTGGCGTCTGCGCCGACTTGCTTCTTGCCCTTGGGCACGCCGAACAACGCACGGCACTCAGGGCCATACAGCGAACCGGAGGAGGGCACCTGTGCCATGTTGGGCGAGGAGTGCGTCATGCGGCCGGTGACTGCGCCGTTCTGATTCACTCGACCGTGGATACGGC